GGGTACACCTATAAATCCTGGAGATTTACAATTTACCACTCGAGAATATTATTTAGATGGTGGAGACGATTACGCTGCGGGGAATACATTATCCTTCCAACAATTAGATACTACATTAATATTTTTATCTAATTCTATAGCGACAGCAGGGACTTCATTTGTAGGATTAACCACAGCTTCAGTTAATTTAAATACTATTAATTTTTCCAAAAGTAATGGAACAACATTTAGTATCACAGTTGATACAGGTAGTACTGCAACAGTAAACACTGGTTCATTATTATTAACAGCTTCAGCCAATTTAAATACTATTACTTTTACAAAAGGAGATAATACAACTCAATTTTCAATCACTGTTGACACAGGTAGTGGACAAACATATACAGCTGGGAATGGTATAAACATAAATGGGAGTAACGTTGTAAGTGCTAAACTAGGAGCAGGTTTAGAATTTGATTTATCAAATCAAATCCAATCTCAAATTAGAACAGTAAACTTACAAACACCTACTAATGGAAATATATCATTAAGTATAACTAATACAATTACTGGACCATCATCATCCTTATCCGGTTCACCTTTCTTTCTACCAGATACATATTCACCTCGCCCCCCAATATCAGGAACCATATTTGTAGTATCAGGAGATGGGGATATTAATAAAAATGGTAACGCTTATATTTTTGTTACTAGCAGTACACAAGCTGGTTCATGGCAGCAAATATTTGGATTCAATGAAACAACAGCTGATGCTAGATATGTAAAATTAGCCTCTACTTCTACTCAAACTATAACTTCATCACTTTTAATAAGTGGTTCAACTACTTTTAGTGGATCATTATCTTGGTCAGGATCTTCAAATGCTAACGGTGCTACAGCTAATGTGGTTGTTTTAAGTAATGGACAACTATATGTTACTGGAGCATACGGTAGTGGAGGAGGAGGAGCAACACCTGGTGGAGCAAATACAACAATCCAATTTAACGATGGTGGTGCTGCACTTAGTGGCTCAGGTAATTTTACATTTGATAAAACCACTAATGTTGTTAATATTAGTGGTTCATTAATAGTAACTGGTTCAACAGTATTTTCTAGTTCATTACAAGTAATTGGTACAACTAGAATTACAGGTTCACTTATTGTATCTAGCTCATCCCAAATAATTGGTACAGAAACTATAACTGGTTCTCTTATTGTATCTAGCTCTTCTAATGTTATTGGCACTAGTAGAGTAACAGGATCACTTATTGTCTCTAATTCATTAAATGTAACAGGAACAGGCTCAATTACAGGATCTTTAATAGTATCTAGATCAACAGACAATACAGCTATTATAGTAGGATCAGGATCAAATAACCCGCTATTAAATGTTTTAGGATCCCAAGGCCAATTATTCTCAGTATATGATACATTATCAGGATCACTATTTTCAGTTAATGATATCTCAGGTTTGCCTATATTAGAAGTTAAATCAGATATAACAACATTAATTGGTAGCTACCAAGCCCCAGCTCTTCATACCTCAAGAAGAGTAGTATCAACAGTAGGTAGTAATATAATATATAATGGTATCCCCACATCATCATATAATGCCGCCATCATAGATTATAATTTAACCTCAGCATCATATGCTAAAGTAGGTTCAATTATGACAGCTTGGAGTAGTTCAACTATCACAACTCAAACAGAATATGCTACAGCAAGTGTAGCTGGAGGGAATTATCCTACAATGAGTTTACAAATATCTGGAGCAAACCTAATAATAACAGCGTCTGCAGCAAGTGCAAACTGGGTTATCAAAACAATAATAAGAAGCATATAATGTCATTTCATTTTAACCCTAAATTAGTTACAGATGGTTTGATATGGGCAGTAGATGCTGCTAATAATGCATCATATAATGGGGCCTCTACTACTTGGAACGATTTATACATTAATAGCCAAAATTTAACACTATTATCCGGCTCCGGCCTAAATAAATCATTACCAGTTTATTCTTCTAATAATTTAGGGAATTTTTTCTTTAATTTTACTGCTTCTACCTCTTATATGTCTGGTTCATATGCTATAGATACTGGGCAAAATTTTAGTGTAGGAGCATGGATTTATCCTACCCCTGGGTTAACCACAACTGCGGGACCTACTACAAATAGAGGAGCAATACTAAATACAAGTTATGATTTTACAACCGGAAGTATATCTGGTGAAAAACATGGGTGGTATTTTTTAGTACAAGCGACTGGTACTTCATATACTGCTAATGCTTATAATTTTGGTGTAAGTATAGGACGAGATTTATCAACCAAAAGTAGTACTAACACTGTACCTTTTAATAGATGGAGTTATCTTGTAGCCACTATAGCTAACAGTGCTATAACAACTGCGGGTACAATATTATATGTTAATGGAGTAAGTGTAACTAGTACTGGAACAGCAACTGCTACTTCTCCTATCTTATACACATATCCTACAACAACAATGGGAGCAAGATATACATTGAACCAGCCAACAGGACAACCTGACTGGTTCCCAGGATATATAGCTGCTTCTCATATTTATAATAGAGTATTAACTCCTCAAGAAGTAGGCCAAAATTATAATGCATATAAAGCAAGATTTGGATTAACATAGTAAAGTCATGTCAGGGAAAATAACATCATTAGGTAGTGGGAGTGTAATGGGTACTCGCCAAATAATACGAAATGGATTAATAGCCTATTGGGACGCAGCTAATTATTTATCTGTACCTACTGCTTCAACTAATTTTTTTGGGATATATGGTGGTGACTTATTTTATGATATGATAGGTCAAAATCACTTAACAGCTACCGGCCCTACAGTAAAATATAAAACTGCATATAATTTAACCGCACTATATAACCCATTTAATGGGCATTTTTCTTTCCCTAATTCAGCTACTCCAAGCTATTTTTATAATGGATCATTAACCGGGGACATGAACTCAACATCACTCCCAGGATTAACATTAGAGTTTGTTGGTCAAATAGGAGATGATGCTTTTGGGAGTGCTTTTTTCGCAAAAGGAACAAATTTAAGCTTCAGCACAGCAGATTATTCTTTATACCCTAATAAAAATTCTACCTCTAATCAATTTACAACTATGTCTTTTAGTATAAATGTAGGTGGAATTAATTATACTTTAATAGCAGATGATATAGCTTTCTCCCCAGGATATTACCCAACCCAACCTATTCGCCATATTTGTAGTACATATGACGGTTCAACTATGAAATTATATATAGATGGCATCCAATCATCTAAGACTACTTCAATATCTGGCCCTATAAGAAACACAGGTAATGTCTGTGGATTTTTCTATCACGACTCAGCTACATATGTTGCGGCTGGTTATTTTTTAATTTTTAGAATATATAATCGAGCTCTTTCATTTCAAGAAATCCAACAAAATTATTTAGCTCAAAAAGGTAGATACAACAATACACCTCCTAGTCCTTAATACCATATTTATAATAAAATAAATTATGGAAAAACAAGTTTTAACACAAGAAGAAATTCAATCTTTAAAAAATATTCAATCAAACCAATCACTGTTAATTGAACAATTAGGTTTATTAGAGTATAAAGTTTTAATTTTAGAAAAAGAAAAAGAAAAATTAAAACAAACTCTTCAAAACCAAATTGAAACAGAAGAGCAAATAGGTAAACAACTCCAACAAAAATATGGAGATGGAAGTATAGATTTAGAGAAAGGAGAATTTATCCCTGTTCCGTAATTTCAACACTCCCTAAGATATTTATAACTAAAATAAAACACATCTAAAAACATGGCAGTAGAAACTTTAATATCCCCAGGTGTCTTAGCAAGAGAAAATGACTCATCATTTGTAACTGCAGGACCAGTGTCTGTAGGAGCCGCTCTTATAGGTCCAACAGTTAAAGGACCTGTAGAAATTCCTACCGTAGTTACTTCATATAGTGATTTCGTTAATAAATTTGGAACAACTATTATAAGTGCTAGTAACACTTATACTTACTTTACTTCAATAGCAGCTTACAATTATTTCCAAAACGGTGGAAAATCATTATTGATAGCTAGAACAGTACGTGAAGCTACAAGTTGGACTCCGGCAACAGCATCTGTAAATAGTGCTCGACAAACCGGAGCAAAAGTAGCAACAGCTAGTTTGACCGTAACTTCTGTGACAGCTAGTCAAACAGCGTATGGTGTATTTTCAGATAGCGGTACATCCCCATCAGTACAGTATTATTTTATACCTACTTCCTCAGCAGGATTTAGAGATAGAATTACTCCAAATGTTTCTTATTTTTTCTTTGCTAGTGGCTCAGACGCGGCAACTACAGCAGCGTCTGCTTCTGCTAAAATAAATGCTACATTTGCTTACCACGGATTATCAGCAAGTAATTCTTCTGCAACTTTAACTATATCTTCATCTATATCTCAAGTCTCTACATATGATGGAAAATATGTGTTTGCTTCTGCTTCAAACTTTAATTCAAACCCATTAGGAAGTTGGGCTCCATATACTGTTTTTGGAGGAGGAACAACAGGTAATTACACAGCATCATTTACTTTAGAAACTATTTCTGAAGGAATTGTAATGAATAGCGATAGTACACCTGATTCAGCCGGAGCTTTACCAAGTGGATCAGCAGATAATGTAAGATGGCAAGTAGTCAATCCTGATACTTCAACTGGAACATTTGATCTATTAATTAGACAAGGTAATGACACTACAAATAGTCCTATTGTTTTAGAAACATGGACTAACTTATCATTAGACCCTAAATCAAGTAATTTTATTTCTAAATTATTAGGAGATTCTACAATAAATTATAATCCATCTACTAACCAAATGGAATATAGTGGAAATTATGTTAATGCTTCCAGATATGTAAGAGTTAAAAGTGTTAATTTACTAACACCAGATTATTTAGACAATAATGGAGTAGCTAAATCAGCATATACAGCCTCTATTCCATTAGCAAATAATGGTGCTTTTGGTAATGCAACTGGTAACCCATTTGATTCTAGTAATCTTACAGGAGGCGCTTTATTTTACCAAAATATCAGTGCCACAAACACTCAAGGACTATATGCTTCAGATTATATAAACATGACTAATTTATTGAATAATAAAGATGATTATCAATTCAATATTTTGTTCACACCTGGTTTATATCGCTCAGACTATGCAAATGCTATTTCTACAATTATCACAAATACTCAAGATAGAGGAGATAATATATATGTAGCTGATATGGTTCCTTATGGCTCAAGTGTTACCACAGTGACAGGCCAAGCAGCTGCTGTTAACTCATCATATGCTACTACTTACTGGCCATGGTGTCAAGTAAGCGACCCAGCAACAGGAAACTTAGTTTGGGTGCCCGCTTCAACTGTAATCGCAGGAGTATATGCTTATAATGATAGTGTTTCTGAACCATGGTTTGCACCAGCAGGTATCAATCGTGGTGGATTAGGAAATGTTGTTCGTGCTGAACAAAAATTACCTCAATCTTCTCGTGATAGTTTGTATCAAGGTAAAGTGAATCCAATTGCTACATTCCCAGGACAAGGTGTAGTAGTATATGGTCAGAAAACATTACAAACTCAGGCTTCTGCTCTTGATCGTGTGAACGTTCGTCGTTTATTAATTGCTCTTAAGAGTTATATTTCTCAAGTAGCTAATACATTAGTATTTGAACAAAATACAATCGCTACAAGAAATAACTTCTTAGCACAAGTAAACCCATACTTAGAAAACGTTCAACAAAGACAAGGATTATACGCTTTCAAAGTGGTAATGGATAGTACTAACAATACAGCTGATGTAATTGATAGAAACGAATTGGTAGGTCAAATTTATTTACAACCAACTAAAACTGCTGAATTCATTTACTTAGATTTCAATATTACCCCAACTGGAGCAAGTTTCCCAGCATAAAATTTAAAGATTGAATATTTATAATAAATAAAAGACAATGGCAATATTAAACGCAAACGAAATATTCTTCACAGCCTTCGAACCAAAACAGGCTAACAGATTCATCCTTTATATGGATGGTGTTCCTAGTTACCTAGTTAAAGGAGTAAACGCTGTAACTGTATCACAGGGTGAAGTAGTACTAAACCATATTAACGTATACAGAAAGGTTAAAGGAAAAACAACATGGGGTGATATCCAAATGACCCTATTCGATCCAATCACACCTTCTGGAGCACAATCAGTAATGGAATGGGTACGTTTACACCACGAATCAGTAACAGGTAGAGATGGTTACTCAGACTTTTATAAAAAGGACTTAGTATTAGACGTTTTAGGACCTGTAGGTGACGTTGTTAGTGAATGGATTATAAAAGGCGCATTTATTAAAGAAGCCAACTTTGGTGATTATAACTGGGATACTGAAAACCAAGCTGTAAATATCACAATGACTGTTGGAATGGATTACTGCGTATTAAACTTCTAATATTCACTATTTAAACATAAAAAGGCCCACAGCAATGTGGGCTTTTCTTTTCTTAATATTTATAATAAAATAATATGGGTTTATTAGATTTATTCATTCAAAATAAAACTACATTAGATGTAGAACAAATACCCGCTCAAGGTAATGGTCCTGTTGGAACCCCTACTGGAGAGTTCAATACAGGTGTTACTCAATTTCAACAAGTATGGGATTCAAATAATACTTATGTAAATTCATTCACTGGAGGAACAAACGTTGGTATTCAACCTCCAACCCTAGCAGAAACTGGATTAGATGTAGACAATCCTAATTTTATACCTTCAACTACCACTCCTAATACTTTAACAGTTTACCCAGCTACAGCTGTAGGTGGATTAGGGCAAAGTGCAGTTCAATTTTTACAAATATGGTCTCCTGTTATTAATTATAATGACGTAGTAGTAGGAGCTCCAACAAGTCCATTAGCCCAATCATTACCAGAAACTGGATTAGATAATACAGATCCAAACGCTGTTCCTACTACAGTATCGCCTATCAATAATACTAGCTATCCTAATTTAGCTACAGGTGAATATAACTCTGTTTCAAACCAATATTCTCAAATATATGGACCTAACAACACATATTTAAATACTTATGATCCAAATGTTCAACCTAATAGTTTAGATGAAACAGGTTTAGATGTAGAAAATATAGGTTTAGTATCAACAACTATTTCTCCTAGTACTAATACTCCATACCCAAGTTTAGCATCAGGAGAATTTGGAGGCAAAAGTGATAACTTTAATCAAATATATACTCCAACTAGTACTTATCTAAACACATTTAATCCTAATACTCAACCTAATACTATCATTCAAGGTCAAACAGGATTAGACAATATTAACCCAACATCTGCTCCTACAACTGTTACACCTTATAACCCAACAAGTTACCCAAACCAATCTACAGGTGAATTTGGAGGAGCATCTACTCAATATAATACTCCATACGGGCCTAATAACACATATGAAAGTACTTATGTTAATAATCCTGTTAATTTTGATACATTACAATCAACAACTTTAGATGAAACAGGTTTAGATAATACTAACTCTACATCTGCTCCTACCACAACTACGCCAGTCGATCCAACTGCTTATCCACAATATGCTCAAGGAGAATTTAATGGTGCTCCTATATTATATAATCAAACATGGGGACCAGGTTTTGGGTACTTAGCAAACTATAATCCAAATATACAACCTAATACTTTAGGACAAACTGGATTAGATAATACTAATACTTCATTTGCTTTAACTACAACTACTCCAGATACTTCTACAGTTTACCCTCAACTTGCTTTAGGAGAATTTAATGGAGCACCAACACAATATTTTCAAACATGGGGTCCAAATAATCAATACATTGTAAACTACAACCCCAACATTCAACCTAATACATTAGATGAAACAGGATTAGATATTGAAAATTCAAACGCTCTTCCTACAACTACTATTCCATCTACTACTACACAATACCCACAATTTGTACAAGGTGAATTTAATACTGCACCAAACCAATATTCTCAAATATGGGGTCCTACTAACCAATATATTATAAATTATAACTCTAATATACAACCTAACACTGTTTTAGGTGGTGAAACAGGTTTAGATAATACAAATTTGTTAGCGTTTAATACTACTTTTGTTCCTAACGTTATAACTGCTCCTACAAACTATCCTCAACCTGCTCAAACATATTTAGGTGAGTTTCAAGGAGCACCATCACAGTTTACACCACTATATAACCCAAACCCAGGACAAAGTTACTTAGATAATTATAATACTATTATTAGTAACGCTGGAAACCAACAAGTTAATACTTTAGGACAAACTGGGTTAGATAATAGTGATATTAACTCATCTCCATCAACTGTTCAAAATATTGATCCAACTGTATATCCTTTATTTGTACAGGGCGAGTTTAATGGAGCACCTAATTTATTTACCCAAACATGGGGTCCTGGATTTGGATATTACTTAAATTCAAATCCAAGTGCTCAAATTAATACTTTAAGCCAAACCGGATTAGATATTGAGGATATTAATAAAGTTAGTACTACTACCTCTCCGAACACGATAACAGTCTACCCGGTAGATGTAACAGGTAACCAATTGGGGGATCCTCCATCACAATATTCTCAAGAATTTGCTCCCACAAATAAGTATTATGATTTTATGAAAACAAATTACGAAGCCAAGTAATTGTATATATTTATATAAGACATTAAAGTTATATTAAATAAAATCTATGGAAAATAAATTTAAAACACCGACAGAAATTGTCGAATTACCGTCACAAGGCTTAATTTATCCTGAGTCATCTCCTTTATCAAGTGGTAAAATTGAGATGAAATACATGACAGCTCGTGAAGAAGATATATTAACCAACCAAAACTACATCAGTAAAGGTACAGTATTAGATGAGTTAGTCAAATCACTTATTGTTTCCGATA